CCGTAAGCGACGTTCAACCTGTCGGTGTTACCCTGAATAGCTCGTGGATCGAAATCCTCGGGTTCTGGGCCACCTTTCATAGTCAACTCGCGTTTGCCAAACATTTTCTTCTGGTAGTCTTTGTAGGAAAGAGGTTCACTCTCCAGACTAGCATAGGCCAGAGCCTGATTTTTGGCCCGGGCCTTCGGAAAACGAGCGTTCCAAGTTTCGAAATCCCCCAGACAATTGTCCGGTCGGATGCGCTTAAACCTCAACATGTACTTCTTGGCGAACTTCTCTAGTTCGCGCCAAGCCCGTGGCTCCGGCTTGGGCACGACCATCAACGCCCGATTAGCAAGGGCAACTATTTCGTTGTTCTTGGAGGCGTAAGGTACTAGAGGTATATAATTCGAGAAGGTTGTCGCATTCGCATGAAACTGGGGTTTATCCTCGCAAACAGGGTTTCTCTCCCCGTAGCGTAGGACCGCAACTGGCCTAACTTCTTTCAACGGCCTCGCGCTCTCATAGCCGGGCAAACCCAGAGGCCAAGCCTTAGCCGCGTCGAAAGCGGGGCCTGGCACCGAGCGCCTATTAAGGTTGTATTCGGTAACTGTGTGGTTCTCGTCTTCACCAACCGCACAGCAAATCGAAACCGGCTGTAAATTAAGAGTGGAGTTCAACATGCTAAAGAGTCTCTTGTAGAGGGGCGTGCACAACCTGTTGAAAGAGGCAATTTCATCCTTCAGGAAAAGGATGAAAGCAAGCGACGATCCGTAGATCACGCAATCAGCTCTCATGGCAACAGGGATGGACAGCTTGTCGCTTGAAACGGCAGTTTTCATGTAGTTGACACACTGGCGCAGCGAAGTCTTGTCCCTCGGCATACCGACCATCTTAATGGCCACCGTCTCTATTAGACCCTTTGGAATTAACACAGCCCGAGTGGACTCGAATCCCATCCATACGTACGATCCAAAACTGTGGATGTTGCGTGTGCGGATAAGCAGCAGATCAAGCATGGGTTTGAATTTGGTCTCATCACCAAGTGACAAAACACCACCGACCCCACCGTAGTGGTCGTCGCGTCTAAGGGAGCTCACCAAGGACATATCCCTGTGCGAGTCGATCGACAAAGTACCAACCAATTGCTTCTCTACTAGCTGAAACGTCAGAATC